TAAATATTCAGGGCGTGTTCCAAATATAATCGCATATTTAGACATGGAAATATAATAATTCAAGTTATTTAATTTGAATTATTCAAACGTATATATAGTTATATACTTTTTAATTATACAAAATACGTATTTTAAATATAAAAAGGTTTAAAAATACAGAATTATAAATATATAATGTTAAATAACAAAAAAATATTGCTTTTTGGCGGTTCGGGATCTCTTGGTAGAAAATTCATAGATACTTATATAAAAGAGAATGAAATCATAAATTATTCAAGAGACGAATGTAAGCATTGGGAAATGGGATTACATTATAAAACACCTAATTTAAAATTTATAATAGGTGATATTCGTGATTATAACAGTGTCGAAAATTCTATTTTGAGGGAACAACCACATATTATTGTTATTATGGCTGCGTTGAAACATATTGATCGGTGTGAATTTGCGATTCATGAATGTTTACAAACGAATTGTATTGGACCCATAAATGTTTTGAATTCAATAGAAAAAAATAATGATCGGTTATCTAATCTTGAATGTGTTGTCATGGTTAGTACAGATAAAGCATGCGAACCTACCAATGTATATGGAATGGCAAAAGCACTTGCTGAAAGCGCGATTGTGGAAAAATCATTATATATAAAAAATCGTAAATTTGTAAACATTCGTTATGGAAATGTGTTAAATTCACGGGGAAGTATTATACCTATTTTACATGAAAAAGGTAGGGATCCAGAGGTGAATGAATTTTCACTAACACACCCAGATATGACACGTTTTGTAATGACATTGGAACAAAGTGTTGCTTTAATAGAATACGCAATCATACACGGTGAATCAGGGGACACTATTATACCTAAATTAATTTCATTAAAAATGATTGATTTAATGGAAATATTTTCGGAAAAATATGGAAAACCTATTAAAATTACTGGTTTGAGGCCGGGTGAAAAAATGTTGGAATCGTTGATTAGCGAAACTCAGGCAAGTCGTTTGATAAAAACCGACTCTGGATATATGCATATTAAAGCGGTTTATAAAAATTTACTAGTTACTGAAAATATATATAATTATAATAGTAAATTGAATCCATTGTCAAAGGATGAATTAAAAGAATTTATGAATGATTTGGATTTAATATAATAATTTAAAGATATATTTTATAGACATCCTTGTATTTTTCGGGATCGGCACGTAATAATCGTAACTTGTCTTTTTCTTCATCGGGATCATCATTTGGTCTTGAAACAAAAAACGCTTTGACTCGTTTATTTTCATCTTCAAAATTTTCACTCAAATAAGATAATGTAATAAATATTCGTTTACTATTTGGTGGGCACGTGGCGGGTTCCGGATTACCATGCCATGAATAATCATTACAAGTAAATATGACTAATCTATTAAATAATGGTGCGATGCTGAGTTGTTTTTCTATTAATTTTGCTTTATTGCTACTAGCGTTTTCACCTTTCCATAATTCCAAATGGCAACCATATTCTTCTTTCCATTCATAACTTAAATAAATACCAAGTGTTATTTGTTTTTTTAAACCTAACGATGGGTGTAATCCTGCGTCGACATGAATATCCAATTTATCACCTGGTCCATATGTATGAACACCCCAAAAATTACGTGTTGTATCTAATTTTAGCTGATATCCAACCTTAGTTGATAATTCTGTTACAAATTCGTCACTTGTTAATTCATCAAATAATTTTGTTAATTCTGGGGGAAAATTATATTTATCACGAAGAGTATATTTTTGTTCAAATGGATTATTATATCTATCCCATTCGGATTGTGGTATATTTAATATTTCATTTTGTAATTCTAAAGCAAACTCATTTCTTAAAAAATTGTCTAGCATAATATGAGGAAATGGTGAGTTTTCTAGAAAACAATCTGTCAATTTATAATTTATAATCGACATTATAACTTATAAATTCATTATTTTAAATAAATATTTTTCAAATATATTTTTATTTGGGTTTATATTATTTATATCAAATTCATTTATATATTTTTTTGTTAAATTATCTCCATTATACCAATGTATTCCAAATGTTTCGTGTGTAGTTTTATCGTTTAATGAATAAAAAATATTATATATATTGTCCCACAAATAAGGATAAACCATTTTTTCAGAACCACACAAACAACCTGTTGTTTTATGTTGATTCTCATTAAAAACGTCATTCCATAAAGTGGGCCCAATTTGTTGATAATTGTTATCTAAATTTTGTATTTTATTACAAGCATTATTATAAAGTAAAGTGATAATTTCGTTTTTTGGTGATGAAAAAATTAATCCGGTTGGTATTGTATTACCATAAATATTACCGTATCTAAAATAGATCAAGTTATGTGTAAATTCCTTTTCAAAAATATAATTAGGTACTGGTTTGATAAATAATATGTCAAAATCAAACCACATACCCCCGTGTTCATATAATTTTGCGATTCTTGTAAAATCCGCTTTATAAACACACGAAATATCAGTAGGTATATTATATTCTTTTTCAAAATCAATCATTTCTAATTTAATCTTGTTACTTATTTCTAATATTTTATTCATTGTAACACATTTATCTATATTTATATTTATATCATGCTCAGCGCCATCCCATTCTTTTAATTTATTGCTTTGTATTTTTGAAGTATAAATAATGACTTCCGTATTTGGATTTAATTTTACAAATGAATATATTGTCAAATAATGTAAATACGATAATTGTTCTCCTTCCCAATAAGTAAAAAATATTTTGGGGATAAGAGGTTCTTTTACATTCGTAAAACGAATAATTTCATTCACAATTAATTTACTCGTTTCACCTGTTCCTAACCATGATGTGTTCATTTGAATTATGTTATATTCTAATAATTCAATCCATTTAAAGATATCATCTTTACGAATCAATTCTTCTTTTTCTACACACAATTTAATACTACAATCATTTTTATAACTTTGAGGTCGTTCTGTATAATCGCGTGGAACAATTACCGGAGTGCCGAGTAATGCGGGTTCTTCTTGACCAGTACCACTATCACTAATAATAAAACGACAGTGATAAACCGTTTCTAAATATTCTTTGTATGGAAACAGCGGGACTTGTTCAATTCTACCCAAATTTAATGAATGTTTATCTATTTCATCTTGTAATCTTTTAAAATAAAGCATCTTTACTGGAATATTGTATTTTTCAATACAATCATTCGCAAATTTAAATATATTTATTAACCTGTTTGTATATTTGAAATTTTCTGGACGATGTATATCCAATAAAATCATGTCCTTTCTTTTTGGGGAGTGGATAATATCATTACAAAACATTTTGAACGGTTCAACTACCGTATTCCCAACCACAAAGACATTTTTGTCGATATTTTCCTTTTTAAGTTGTTCTTTATAATCATCGTGATATACAAATAATATATCGCTACAATGATCACATACGGTTCGATTAATTTCTTCAAGCATTCGTTTATCATAAGAACGCATTCCTGCTTCAATGTGACCAATTTTATAACCCGCTTTTTTTAACGGAAACGAAACTCCTGCGGAATTGGAATCTCCCAAAAATAAAATTAAATCAGGATTTATTTTTTTTTCTTGGAAAAGTTTGGGAATTTCTACTGATAAATAAGCAAGTTGTTCATAATGATTCGACGATGATTTACCTGTATTCAATATATAATTTGGGTCTCTTATACCCAATTGTTTAAAAAATACATCACTCAACAAACTATCATAGTGCTGTCCAGTATGTATTAAAATATGATTGAAATATTTATCCAACTCTTTAAAAACCGCACACATGCGAATAAAATCAGGGCGAATACCTGTGATTGTAACAATTGTTTTTCTATTTTCACCTGATGATAGTTTTAAAAATTCTGGATAAAAATTTTCTATATTTTCAGTAACGTCAATATATTTATTTGTTTTTTGAAATATTTTTTTTTTATTATGATATAAGTGATAATTTGATTCCACACCCTTATCCCATACTTGAATAGACCTGCCGTGATATAAATGTACCCCACCAATATAATGATAATTATGAAAAATATTAATGACGCGAATATTATTTGAAATTATTTTTAACAAAAAATCATTATCATCAAATAGTGATCCCATTGTATAATCATAACTAAAACCTTTTATTTTATTAAGTGTATCCTTCGTTAGTGAAACTAAAAAATGAAGATTTTGATTATTTTCAATTGATTGATACCAACCATGTTTTACCAAACTTTTATCGTAAAAATCTTCTTTATAAATATTAATATTATTCGTATCATAATTATATATTTTTTCATTTGTTGAATAATCTCTACTTGCTTTTACATCAAAAACATAATATTCATCATTCATTTTTAAACGTGTATTAATAAAATTTAATACATCGCCAATATGACATACTTCTGCATTCTGTATAATGATATTAGAACCTTTAATAAATTGAAACCCTATATTATAATTTACCAAAGGATTATGCCAAATTTTATTTTCACGTTTGATTTTTATAAAATCTATATAAAACGAATAATTATTTTTTTTTAATATATCTACATCAATATTATCGTATGTGGAATCATCTACCAAAATTAATTGAATATTTTTAAAAATACTGTTTGATATGGTTTTTAATGTAAAATATACTTGTTTACTACGATTTGATGATGTCATGACAATTGTTATTGTATTTTCATCTATCACGTGATTATTATCAATTACCTGGTGTGAAAAAAAAGATTCGGTTTTGTTCTCTACTTTTCTTTTTATATTAAAAATAAGATTCTTATTTTTGTACAATGTTTCCATTAGAACAATATATTTATATTAAATTGAATTTGTTTAAATTATTTATTTGTATATTCAATTCTTTTATGTCAAAAATATTTTCATATATTGATAATAATGTTTTATCTACATTTTCACTCGTTTCTGTCTTATTTATATCTATATTCAAATGATACGCTTCTGCGATGATACACGCTAATTCATATTTACTTTTAGAGGTCGGTGAAAAAATGTGTTTTACACCAGTCCAAAATAAATTCTTGTTTATTATTTCGTTTATGATTTCACAATATTCTAAACAAGTAATACCATTCCATAAATGATTATTCCAACAGTTTATTTTACCATCATTATTTGAAATAACCCATTCCAAAAAAGATTTTTTATTAGATAATTCATTACCAATGATAGATGTCCGTATAATTGTACATCCAGATGGTTCTCCGAGGGATTTACTCATGCCGTATGAATTTATTTCATCGTGAATATCTGTTTCGACATATTGTCCTTTTTTACCCGAAAATACACAGTCTGTTGTAGGTTGTATCATTTTTGCGTTATATTTTTTACAAATATTCCATAATACATGAGGAAACACTCCGTTTATTAAAAAATATTCACTCTCGTTTTGAGGCGGTTCTTTTCTTTGAGGAATTAACCCAATACAATTTATAATACATGTAGTTTCATTTATCTCGTTTTCAATAAGAACATTTTCCAGATTCTCCAGATTTTCTTTCGTAATTCTAAATGATATTTTTATTACAGAAATATCAGTATATTGTGTAAAATATGAATAAATATACCGCCCCAACATTCCGGTCGATCCAAATAATAAAATTTTATTAATCTTTGCGTTCATTATTTGTATATTTATTCATACAAATAATTTGAATTATTTAAACGTATACATATGATTTATTTTATGTTATTCAGTAAAAAGGTGTAAAAAATATAAATAAAATTGATTTGTTATTATACATAAATGAATTATTATAATACATTATTGGAATGGAAGAACAACAAGCAGAAACTTTGGACACTTTGGAAAAACAAGATATCATTGTTCTTCCAAAAAAGAAAAATAAAATAACAAAAAATGACACCAACATTCAAAATAACATTGATATTGATATTTTGAATGATAATTATGGTGAGGAAATATTGAAAACTCGTTATTGTAATTTCAGAAAGACATATATTAGTGACGAAGAACTAATCCACGCAGGTTTACCAATTAGACATCAAAATACTCCAGAAGATATTAGTGAAAATATAACCAAATTTATTATTAGAAAATATGAAAATGATACCACCTGTGTATGGTGTAAAGGTATTGATAAAAAAGTTGGTTTAACGGGGGATTTATATTCAAATAAATACGATAAAACAGCTCCGATTGAGGTAAAATCATTTACATCAAGTGGTCCGTCTCAATTTGGTCCTGACAAAAAATTCGGAGTATTATACTTTTTAGATTTAAGAAAATGGTTAAACAATCAAATTATTTTATGGAAAGTCAATTTGAACTATTTATCAGAAGAATTTAAAAATATAAAGGTAAATAAAAAACAAACTATGGGAGAACAATTACTCGAAGGGCGAAGACCCCATATAAGTTGGGATAATATACATCCTCAAATAAGTGAATTCTGTGAAAAAATATACGATGGAACCTTTGAAAATATATTTTAATTTTTATCCAATAAACGATTTGCGATAAGTTTTACAACTGGAATAGAAACCGCGTTTCCGGCCAAACAATATAATTTATTGCTAGAAATACTTGGTAACTTGTAATCAATTGGAAACCCTTGTAAATTAAAACATTCCCTTGGTGTAAGTTTACGAATCCCCTTATCATCTAATATTATAGGAACATTATGACCCCCACTACCCATATTTGCGGTTAACGTAGGACATACATTATTCTTATTTTCTCTTACGTAATATCTTCTATATTGATAAATTGTATTTGTTGATACATCTTTTACAACATTCTTTTTTAATTCATCATATATTTTTGTTGAACTGTTGTAATAATATTTTTCAGGAATATCTTTTTCAAGAAATTGTAATACTGGTTTTAAATCTATTTCTGGAAAATCAAATTCAAAATCATCATACAATGATTTATCTTTGAAACAAATAATATATATTCTTTCCCGATTTTGAGGTATTCCTGTAATTTTACAGGTGTTTAATATTGAGTATTTAATATAATAATTTAATTTTTCTAAATTTTCAATAATAATTTTGAATGTTTTACCATCATCATGACTTTGTAAATTTTTTACATTTTCTAATATAACTATTTCAGGCGAATTATGTTTAATAATGGATAATATTTTCCAAAATACATTACTCCTTTCGTCATTAAACCCTTTTTGCATTCCAGCAATACTGAAAGGTTGACATGGAAAACCAGCAGTTAATATATATGATTTTGGAATATCTTCGTCTTTTATGTCAATCAAATTTTTATTAGTTAATTTCACGTCATTATTTAAATTAAATATATCTTCTGAACTATCCAACATATCATTCGCAAATATTGTATTTACTTTATTTGTTCCATGAAAAGCATATGAAAACGCACCGGTTCCACAAAATAGATCAACTAATGTAAAATTCGTTGAACTTGATACAAGTGACGGTTGATTATTCTCAATTATACTTTCAATGTTTGATTTTTTAGATATATCTTTACTATTACTATTACTATTACTATGAATCAATTCAATCAACTCCCCTTTATTTTTGGACTTACATTTGGCAATTCCAAGTTCTTGACACTTTTCTAAAAGATCTGTTTTTGATAATTTATTTAAATCCATTTCTTTGACAATACAAGTTATATTACTAGTCTTGTTCATATTATTTAGATCAATTTTTTTATTATTCAAAAAAAACTCATTCAAAATTCTTATTGATTTTTATCCACTAGGATTTCCTTGGCTACTATACGGATAATTTTATTGTAATTTTTATGAGCTTTTTCTTTATCGGTATCACACAAGCTCTGGTCTATCAACTTGGTATAAAGGTCGCTCTTTTTATGATTCGGGTCTTTGTATTCTGGATTTGCTTTCGCCCAAAGTGACATTTGCTTGACATTCTTGTGCTCGATCGCCTTGATCGCTTTTATCATTTGCTGTTTATCATCATCTTTATGCCAAGTATCATTGTTTTTAATGTGAATCACCTCCCTCTTTAAATCACTACAGTGAATCGGGCGTTTACTTATATCTAGTTTATTTAATCCGTTCACTAAGATGTTACTAATCCCTCCACAATATCCAAGTGGTCCAAAATTCTCAAAATCGGTGAGAGTTAAAATGAGTGATTCCAGGAAATCACTTAGATTCAACGCATCTTTACAGGTCTCATTCAGGAATACGTTCAGGTTGAATTTATTGTTATTGTTTTGTGTTATATTATTTGTAACATTACGGTCCTTACTTAACTCAAGTATTTGTTTGTTTTGTTCCATCATTTGTTTGTTTTGTTCTAAAATAAGCTCTTTAAATTCTTGATTTTGTTTTAATAGTTCTATTATCATGTCGGTATCAAAATCAGCAGATGGTTTTTCTTCTTCTATATCCATTATGATATTTTCGGGTTGTTGTTTTGGATCGCATGACTTCTTATGCTTACAAAGACTAGACATGTGTAAATATTCCTTACCACATTCGCACTTATATAATTTATTTGGCGTAAAATGCGTATTTTCATTAGTCGTTTCCGCCATTTTGTTAGTATTATTAGTCTTATTTGAATGATTGATATGTTTAGGTGTTAATAAATGCCGGTTATAGTCGTTGATTTTGTTAGTGTAAAAGTCACAAAAAATACAATGGTGTTTTTTAGCGTATTGTATATTTTCAAAATTAGTCGCCATTAGTATATTATACTAACAAAAAAACTCCCTAAACCTTTTCATAATTATATTCTATTTTTATGCTCACAAAATTATGCTCTCACACATTTTTCCGCGAAAAATCCAGGAGAGCTTTATGCTCTAAATGACTCTAAAAAACGCTGTTTTTAACATGAATCCCCCTGATTTTCAAAAATGGACATACTAAAAATGTCCATTTTTGGTTTTTCTGATTTTCTTTTGTTGAAATTAGAATTTTTATAAATATAGACCTTCGTGTTTTTTTAATAAAAATATAATATTTGTAAAATATAATACATGGGGAATTTAATTTATCGTACAGGTATTTTGTCTTTGATTATTCAAATAATAACCGGTGTTTTTGATTATTATGTTTTAGGATTACCAATACCAGCATCTTTTTTATTATTAAAAACTCTGCTCCAGTTAGAATTGTTTGTTCAAGTTATTGAAGGAAGCTTTTATGTTTGGATGGTGACCAATTTTTCAAAAATTGCCGATATAACGCGTTTCCGTTATTATGACTGGTTTATTACGACTCCTACCATGTTATTTACCTATTCATTTTATTTGTTGTATTTAAAATACAAGGAAGAAAACAAGGAAATTGATAAAAATATATACGAATTAGTACAAGAAAATCTAGGGATTTTGATACCAGTCATTGTATTGAATGCGCTCATGTTGGCTTTTGGTTATTTAGGTGAAATAAAGAAAATGTCCAAATATTTGGCTGCATTTTTGGGATTCATACCTTTTATACTCATGTTTTCTATTATTTATACAAATTATGCGGTGTTTTCTGCCGATGGTATCAAAACATTTTGGTACTTTTGCGGTATATGGTCTTTATATGGTGTAGCATCTGTCTTACCTTATAACATAAAAAATATAATGTATAATATTTTGGACTTGTTCGCAAAGAATTTCTTT